TATGGATTTTGGATACAACAATCCAATGGCTGCTGTGTGGGTTGCGATAGACGGAGATGGTACTTGTTACGTTTACAGGGAGTACTACAAAACACGTAGGTTACCACGTGAGGCAGCAGAAGACATACGAGAAATATCACAAGGAGAAACCATAGACGCTATATTTGTAGACCCATCTGCACCTGTGCTGATTGAAGAATTAAGACGACAAGGATTAAATGCACTGCCGGCAAACAACACCGTAAAAGAAGGCATAGCAAGAGTGTCAGAACTGTTCCGTTCTAAACGACTGTACGTTTTTAGAGGGCTTGTGAATTTGTTGGACGAAATAGAAAGCTACAGCTGGAAGGTAGTAAACGACCAAATAACCGAAGAACCAATTAAAGAATATGACCATGCTATGGATGCGATGAGATATGCTATCATGTACATAACTTCCACATTAGAGCGTAGGAATGTGAAAGGAATTGACATTTTAAGGGGGGCGAGAATATATGATAAATCCGTTTAGCTGGATAGTGGGGGAGATATCAAAACTCAGAGCTCCAACGTTTGGACAATATGGATGGGTGATAAGTTCGAGGGATGTGTATTCCCTAGATACATCACGCGTTGACTATACTCTTGCAAGAGAATTGTACCACAATACTAACGACGAGTATAAGTTGGGGGCGGGATTTGCAAAGCCGATAATAAATACATTAGCTGGTTTCATGGGTGTTCCTAAGTTTAGGTGCGCGGATGAGGAAGCACAGGCAGTGATAGATGATTACCTTGTGGATTGGACAAGTAAGATATTGCGAGTTCACCAATTGACATTGAGAGATGGCGACTGTTTTCTATATTTGTATGTGAATAACAAGAGAAGTGTTCTTTATCCAGAGCGTGTTGGTGGTTCAGTGGATTTCACAATCATACCGCCAGAGCAAGTTGCAGACATTGAGTTGGATCCCATTACGCATGAGCCAGTAGCATATACAATTTCAGCAAGGGTAATGTGGGATCAGGGAAGAAGGCAGTATAACTATACCCAAATCGTAACAGCAGATAGTATTGTAACACAAGCCGAAGGAGACGTACCATCAGATTTGAAGGTAGGAGAGCAACCTAATTTGTGGGGCTTCATACCGATAATACATTTTAAGAATGAGGCGGAAGAGACACAGTTATTCGGCAATTCCGAGTTGGAAGCAGTAGAGCCGTATTTCAAAGCGTACCACGATGTGATGTTACATGCTTTGCAAGGTTCAAAGATGCATTCAACTCCAAGGATGAAGTTACAGTTAAAAGATGTTAGCGGCTTCCTTAAAAACAATTTCCCTGAAGCGTGGGAAAGTATTCAGCAGGGTCGACCAGCGAGAATTGATTTAACAGGTCATGAGTTGTTAATCTTTACCAATGAAGAGGATGCGTCATTTATTGAGGTTAGTTCAGCGATAGGTGATGCGGGGTCATTGTTAGAGTTGTTATTTTACTGTATTGTTGATGTGTCTGAAGTGCCCGAGTTTGCATTTGGTGTGCACACTCCAAGTTCGCATGCGAGCGTGAAAGAGCAATACCNGTTGTTAATTCGAAGAGTAGCACGTAAACGTGAGATGGTAACAGAAAGTTGGCAGCAATTTGCACGTATGGTATTGGCAATGCATTCACAGGTGACAGGGAAGAGGTTCAAGGATTATTCAGTAGCGTTAGCATGGGATGAAGTAATCGAGAGAGACGAAGAGCAATATGCAAGGGTACTTAATTTGCTCACGCAGGCAATTAATACTGCAGTGATGGGTGGCTTCATGAGTATGGATGCGGCTGTCGATTTGTTGAGCGAGTATGTAGACACCATGCAAGGCTATGTTTCAGACAATGAAGAGCTTCCGGGCGAGCGTGAAAGGATAATAAGGAGTTGGATATTACGACAGCGGCTTGAAGAAAACGCTGGGCTGAATGCACAATTAGAGGAAATTAATAAGGCGATAGAAGAAGCACGTAATGAGCTGGCGTGATGATTTGAAGCGTTTCAATGGGCCGTATTATAGGTGGGCACTTGAAAACAGGCAAAAGTTTCTTACTACCGAGTTAGCCACAGAAAAGGCATTAGCAAAAGAATTGGAAGGGTTAGTCGAAGACTTGAGCATGTCTATAGAAAAAATGCCACTTGATGTTGGAGCACAGATGAAGTATGTCCGAGAAGGGTTGAAAGATTTCGCCAAGGCGTTGAATGGCAAACAGAAAGATATCATTAGCAAAGGTATCGAGAAGGCAGTAGGCATTGGGGTTGAGTATAACGAGAAAGTTAGTGCGGATTTACTCCTAAAGGTATTCCCTGAAGTAGCGGAAAAAATACAAAATGTGTTTGGTTCAGTGCAAGAAGATGTTATCAAGGCACTGTGGAATCGCAGGGTTGGTGGTTTGTACTTAAGCGATAGGATTTGGAATATAACTGGTGATACCACAGAGGCGATAGGTAGGATATTAACAGCAGGGATAGCAGAAAATATGGACCCTGTGGATATAGCAAGAGCATTGACAAAGTATGTTAAAGAAGGTTCAGGGACATTAGTAAAGGACTACCCTAATATGATGAAACGCATGGGCAGGAGGTTACCGAAAGACTTAAATTATGAGTCGTTGCGTCTGGTTAGGACAGAGTTATCAGCGGCTCATGGTGATGCCACGTTAAAGAGTGCGACATATAACCCTGCATGTAGAGGTGTGAAGTGGGTATTAAGTTCAGAACACCCAGAATACGATATTTGTGATGAGTTAGCATATGCCGACCAAGGGTTGGGGCCGGGTGTTTACCGAGTAGAGGATGCTCCACCAATGCCTGCGCATCCGAATTGTTTGTGCTTTTTTACAGAGGTAGTGGAAGACCCAAATGCATTTGTGCAAAGGTTAGAGAGGTTCAGGGACAATCCAGATAGTGATCCCGAATTGCAGGAATATTGGCAAAGGACATTTGCTAAGCCATCTCGTAAAGCACCAGCGGAAAAAGTGCGAACTTTGAAAGAAAAGTTCAAAAAGTTTGAGCCATTACCAATGCCTGATGGGGTAAGAAATGCTTTGCTTGACCATACTCCATATGCAAATGGTATTCTTCAGGATATTTATAAAGCGGATTATGATAGTGAAAAAACTTTCTTTGTTAATGCATTGTTGCGGTATATTGATGGTACTCCAATCATTCAAAAGATTAGCACGGAGATTGCACTTGGTAATTACGAGGAATGGTTAAACCCTAAAAAATTAAATTTCGTTGAGAAATGGCTTGTAAGGTGGATTAAAACAGCACTTGACCTTATGGAACAAGCTGTACCATATGTTAATGAACTTATAAGGGTTGAGCCACTGTATGTATATGAGAATTTGGATAAAATGAAGGTGGGGGATGTGATTACCCAAGGTATTCGTTCTTGGTCGCAGAAAGATGTAATATATAAGGAGTGGGGCGAGCTTTATTGTGTACACAAAGGTGGATTTGTAGCATTGCATGTGAAGGGTGCGAAAGGAATAAACGTATCAGCGTTCAGCCACTATGCCGAGCAATATGAGGTGCTTTGTGCAGGCGATTATAGGGTGTTAGACATTAAAAAAGAGAAGTTCATAAAGGATGGGAAAGCTTTGGGGGATGTAGTACACATATTTGTGGAACAAATAAATGTGTACCCACAGTTGCGAACTGGTAAAGGGAGGATAAAATGAAAGATGAAACTATAATGCGTAAAATAGGATACATATCAAGAATGATGCGCTTGCTTGCAGTTGATAAAGAAACAGCAGAGAAGTTGCAGAGTATATTGGAAGATGCTACTTATAAAGATGGTTTTCGTGATTTGAACGAACAGGAAGTTGCATATATAAAAGAATTGGTTAAACAATATAAAGAGAAAACTGGAACTTCAATTGTCGACGATGTGGTTAAGGTATTAGGTGCGGAAGCAAGAGCGTATTTGCGTGACTTTGAGGTGGTATAATGGAACATATGAATGGGGGTGAACGTCCAATAAAAGTTGAGAAGAGGTACGATAAAGCACGAATAGAGATTAACCCGAAGTATGGGAAGCCGATTATCCGAGACATGAAGACAGGGCAATACCTTCCCAAGTATAGAAAGAGGGTGCAATAGTGCCGACAAAATTTACTATTAATAATGACGAGATTTCAGAACGAGATTGGGGGGATGTAGACAAAGGCAGTATTTGGCAAACATTCAAAAAAGCACGGGAAGAAGGAGCTTCAGGGCTTGCAAGTGCGATAAAAGAGATGTATGCGGTAGTCAAAGCTCCTGTTGATGAGAATTTAAGGGAAGCCGATTGCTGGGGGCCACACCATGAGATAAGAAGCGATGGAACATTAGTCGTTAATCGTAGGGGCGTAATAGCGGCAGTTGGAGCATTAGCTGGTGCAAGGGCAGAGCCGAATTTAACTGCGAGTGAGAAGAAGGAGGCGGCAATGCATTTGGCGAAGCATTACCGAACAATGGGATTAGAGCTTCCCGATACGATAAAGGAATATGCAGGCGAAATGGCAGTACCGTTGCAAATGGATGTTATTGGCGAGATGGCGGTTGAGGATATCCCAGTCGCACCGTGGGCTGATGTGAAGAGTTTGCAAGAGAATGACCTTAATCCGATGGAGGTAGTAGTAGCAGTACCCGTTGGCAAGTCTAAAAGAGGCTGGTTTTACACNGNAGAAGCACTAAAAGCTATTGAAAGAACGGTAAATGAGCAAGGGCTTCCGGGATTTATGGGTCATCAAAAACCCGATGATGTGGATCACGAGTTCCCAGAGCCAGTTACACATTGGGTAGGTGCAAAGTTTGAAAATGGCAAGTTGTATGTGCGAGGTGTGATTGACAAGTCGGCTGAAGATTTGAAGCGTTGGATCAAAGGCAATGCTGTAAGGACAGTTTCTATCTTTGGCGTTCCGAAATTAAAGCACAAAACAAATGGCGAAATTGAGGTTGTAGATTATCAGCCGTTGAGCATTGACTGGACACCGTTAGGAAGGGCGGGGATGGAAACACAAGTTGTAGCTATTGGCGAAATGGATAGTGTAAGAGAAGAGACAAAAGAAGAAACACAAGAAGAAACAAAGGCAGGTGATAGCATGGACGAAGTGCAAAAGGTTTATGGCGAGCTGACAGAGTTGCTCGGGGTAGAAGGTGAGGAACTTGTCGCAAGTGTAGAGAAGATGAAAGCCGCATTTGAAGAGCAGAAACGCAAAGAATGTGGCGAGTTGGTGGAACAGCTGATTAAAGAGAAGGTTTCAGGCGAAGTAGCACAAGTATTGGTAAAGAAGTTGCTTAAGTATGAAGGCGAGCCTGACAAAGAGAAAATAGCAGGCGAGATTGAGAATATCTTGAATGACCCAGATGTGAAAGAAGCATTAAGTAAGATTTATGCTGTAAACCCTCCAGTAGTGGGTGAAGAGCAGAGTAGTAAACTCGTAGTTAAGCGAGTAAGAATTTAGAAAGGGGGCAGAGAAAATGGCGTTTGATGGACAGCCAGTACCAAGCACAGAGTATCAAATACCACAGGCAAAGGTAAGAGATGGACAGAGTGTAGTTGTAACGGCTACGGGTAATGTGGTTGCAGGTGAGTTTTACG